TTTAATATCTCTCTCCTTAAACTCATCAACTATACCACTATTTAAGTTTCTTAAATGTATCATAAATCTCCCTTTTAAAATAAGGGATGAGTTACCCCACCCCTTATAATTAATTAATCAATAAGATTAACCAAGATTAACTAACTGTACTCCACGCAAATCACCTGATTCATCAATCAGCTTCATTCCATAGATTATATCAGCAGTTACTTTAGTACCAAGATATGCAATATCATATTGAGATTGCACTCTAATATCCTGTTGAGCAGCAAATGCACAAGCACTTGGAACATAACAAGCACCAACAGACTTATCATTATCTGTTGCAATACTAATTGCATTAGAATAAAAAACATCCATGCCATAGATTAGACCAACAGCACCAGTTTTTAACTCAGTACCACTTCCACCAACAGCATCAGCACGAACAAAGTATTTACCAATACCTGTTGAGGGATTTAAAAGATCAGCTAACATCAATCTGTTCATTGCAAGAGAACACATATTTGGTTCTAAGTCTGATGCGTATAAATTCACAAGTAGAGTTTCTAAATCGCCTACTACAAATTCATTGTTTCCAGTTAAATCCTGCCTTGTTGTAAAACCATCTAACTCATCCCACATATTTTCATCAACCTGACGAGCAATAGATTCACCCATCATTTTAGTATATTTGGAAATAAGTTCAAAGTTGCTCTGTATTAATGCAATATCCTCAAATAATTCAGGAACAACATAATGCTTATCAATTAACAAATCAACTTTACTTGATGTAGCTGCGGTTGAGAATTCAACTTTAGTTGAACTATCCTTTGTAACAGCTGCCTTCAATGCAATTTTAGGAATGTGAATTGTATCACCTGCTCCTTTAACCATTGCACTATAATCGTCTACAGAGCCTCTTAATTTATTCTGTCGAGTGAAGAATTTATAAATAGGTTCTGCCCATAATTCAGGTATAAACTCAATACCTGTAGCTCTATCCAAAAAAGCCATTTTTTTTACCTCATTTTTTTATCCTCTATCAACTGCCTTATAGACCTTCAAGTAGGATTTTAATTATTTATTATCTCTAACAAGATTTGTTAAATACGCATCATAATTATCTTTACCTTCTTTTCCACTTAAACTTGTCCAGTCAGGATTTACACCTGTAGGTATGCTTCTTGATTGCCCTGCAGTTTGTTGTGGATTAACAGATTTAGATTCTTCTTGTTTTGATGCAATATATTCCAATGTTTGCAAGTCTTTCGTTGCCAACATCTCTCTATCAGCCTCTGGAACTTTAGATAACAAAGATTCTCTTGTCTGAGATTCATGAGTTTCCCACTTTTCTTTATAAGGATTGGCAATATCTAACTTTTGTTGCAGTTCATCTGCTAAAGTCTTATATTCATCATTCTCTTTAAGATGTGCGATTCTCTGTTCTTCGACCTTTCTGTCATAAGAACTTACTTTTTTCTCTGCATCTTGTGATCTCTTACGAAGTTTTTTTGCGTTCTGCACTTCCTGTAAGTAGAGGTTTTTATAATCTACATTATCATCTGACTCTGTAGTCTGATCTTGCTGATCCATATTGTCGTTACTCATCTGAGTTGTATTATCTTCTGGCATACTGCCCCTTTTTTATCTATTGTAAGTTAAAAATAAATCTTCATTATATTAAATTAAATTTTTCAAATAACTTGAATAAAGGATCTCTAAAATGTTTAATATATGTAGCTCCACCATTTCTACAGGATTTAGGAGCATTTAAAAATGGTCTTGCAGGTATATCTTTTGCACCTTCTATTGGATTTTTCATTCCGAATTGATGTGTTTTTGCATAAGGAGAATCAGATGTAATACGAATATTGTTTGTACTTGTATCTAAAGTGACTTTAATAGAATTTATAAGACTGCTACTTCTCTTTAAAATAGGCTTATCATAACCATAGCCACTATAATGTCTATCCATTTTTGTTGGAAGCTCTAATTTCCTCCAAGAATAATCTCCCTTGCCACTTCCTGCCACCTCTTTGTTAAAATTATCTATTACTTTTTTTTCAATAACAGAAACAAAGTTTTTTACAATCTTATTGTATTCCTTCTCGAATCTCTGGTCTTGCGAGTTCTTTGCCATCACTATTAGCCTTTATTATATCTTTTGCCTGTTGTATCGTAATATCACCTTTCTTACGAACTAATAATTCTTCTTCTGAAATAAATCCATGATTTAAATCCCACTCATTTTCCATTATCTGCTCTTGTACAGATTTAGGATACATAGGCTCTGTGAAGTCAATACTAAATTCTTCTGGAAGATAAATTGCATTATTCTTAGCAACTACTTTCTGTAATTCATACAAGTCATGTTCATACTCTCTAAAATATTCTACATCATCTTTGTAATATTCTAATCTGTCCTGGTCTTTGATTATTAAAGCTAATGCAGATGAAGGTCTATCCTGTGAAGATTCAAATGTGATTGATAGATGTCTTGATTTTCCAAGCATCTCTGCCTGAAATTTAATATTTTCAATAACCTGGTCTATAGCAAGATTTGTAGTCGCTATTCCAAAATTTGTTCCCTCTGGAAACTGCATAATCTTATCTGGTCCAACTCTCTGTATAGGAGTTTCTACTTCCATGCCTGTAACATAAGGATAACCAAACATCTGGAATCTTAAACCTAACTGCATTTCTGTAAAAGTAATATTTATATGTTCATTTACAGACATAATATCAGTAGCACCTTCTCCATAAAAGTCATCTATCTGCATATTTACTCTTGGAAATACAAAAGGTAATCTACCTAATGTGTGAGGTTCTTCTGAGAGGGTATTGCCATTTTCATCGTAAGTAATCTTAACTTCACTATCGTAATAAACCCACTTCGATATATCTGTGTAAGAAATATCTCCAGTAGGAGAAAGCAGAGGATAGCAGATAGCAATGGGATTATAAGGATCAGCATCATTAAAAAACGCATCAAAATAATAAATAGCATTATGAACAAACTTATTGTTAATTTCATCCCAATATACTCCTACAGCAATAATGTCAAGAAGTCTTAACATTCTTTCTAGGTTTTTGTTAAATAGATTTAATTTTTTTACAAGAGGTCTATAACGAGGATTATCTGTGTTACCACCAATAGTACGAACAGGAGGATTTTTATAAACTCTTGAAAGTTTATCAATAATAGGTTTTGTCATGTTAATAGAATACAAAGGCACTTCTCTATATAATTCAGCATCAAAATAAGTTTTTATATATTTATTGGAATTAATGCCACCTTCATAATAATCTATTAATTTTTCTACTTTTTTTCTTCTTTGTTGGCTATTCCAGACTTTAGTTTCCTGCACCGACTGCTTTATTAAATCATTATAATAACTCATCTTTGTCCTATTATCATTTGCTTCCTTCTTACAGGAAATCTATTTATAAAAAAATATCTAAAAGCATCAGCACCATGATCGAAATATCCATCTTTCAAAGGTTGCATTTTTAAATCTGATCCTTCTTTATGGTCTGGGTATCTATAATTCTCCAAATCACTTGCAAGATTTAAACATTTTTTATGCAAATGAACATATCTATTACCATCAGCACTTTCGATAAAACCTCTAACATGAGTAACTCCATTTACAATATTCGTACTAATTTTGTCTTTTACTGAACGAATATTTATGCCAAACTTACGAAAAATCTCAATATCTCCCAAACCACTTTGTCCCTGAACAGATTTTCCTGCAGGATCACCAAAATAAGATACAACATTATATCTTTTTCCTTTTACTCTTAAAGCAAAATCCTGTGTTTTCATATTCCTTTTATGAAGTATCTCATCAATACAATAAATGTGATCTCTGCCCTCAACTTTAGAAGTCTGAAACCAGATCGCAGCAGGCATCCGATAGCCAAAATCTAAACTACAGTAAGTAGGTAAAGCAGGATCATAAGGAAAATTGCCCATGTCAAGGGTTCTATCAAATGGATAAACCCTGCCTGCCATTGCAGTAAACTTAGCTCCAAATTCCTGGTCGAAAATAATAGAATCCATATTTCTTCTTGCTTCTATTAAATCTTCATCACTTTCACCATTAGGATAAGCATACTGATTTTCCCAACTTGGGGAATTGAATGAATACCACATTTCATCATGGAAACCAAGTGAATAGCAATCATATACCCAGTTAAAACCCTCTGGAGTTGTTATGAAAATACATCTACCTTTTCTATCAGACAATGTAGGTCTAAGATACATATCCCAGATTATTTTTTTAATTTTCGCAGCCTCATCCATGACAAGTAAATCTAATCCTTCACCAACAAGTGAATTAGGATTGTCTGCAGACTTACCTTCAAAAACACTACCCCATTCAAATTCAATGTACTGCTCTTTGTATGATGCTCGTCTTGTAGGAAGTTGTTGTTTGTTTATTAATTCATTCCAGATTTCTCTAAATACTTTTTCAGATGCACCATAGGTAGGAGCAACAACCCATACTCTTTTGTTAGGTTGCATAAGAACACACTCTGCTTCTTTTGAGGCTGAAACAGTCTTACCCCATCTTCTTCCACATACACCAACAGTAAACCTCGCTGATTTTTCAGGGAAATGTAAACGCATTTGACCACTATGAGGTGTGTAGTTTGTATATTCAAACCACTTGCGTTTGTAGTCTAAATATTCATTTGATGAAAATGCAGGTAAGGTCATAGTTTAAAGAAAAAGAAAGTAAGCAAAGAAAAAGAAATAATAAAAACCCCCCTAAAGGGGGTTTTTTTTATTATTGTTTTTATAT